TTCTATGTACAACGAAGGCATGTTATTAACATCTTCATCAACCTCAATATTCTTAAGGGTAATCTCTGTCTGGTCATCAGAGGTGGTTTTCACCGATTCAAACTCTTTCGTAATTTTGATGTTGGTGATAATCTTTTCAGACATCATTTACCTCCTAGGTAACTTTCACATTGATGTATGAGGTAGCAGACCTTGGAATCTCATCAAAGTTTGAATTGATATTACCTGTTGACTTAGGCGACGGAGAGGTTCCAATAAACATGCTCTCTATTTCGTGGTTGTGAACACTGTTAATGGGAGTATACAACCTTGAGTAAATAACCCTGTCACCAATGGAGTATTTGTCATCAATGTAATCAACGATCGCCTGCTTAATCTCCTCGTCACCACTTGATGGAAACCCTTCCAGCGCTTTGATCTCTAGGTCAACATAGACGGGAACCTCAACGGGACGGATGAAATTAATATCCTGATTGAATCCCTGGGAGTCCACAATAGTTACTGTCGTGTTTCCGAACGTCTGAATACCCGCCGGTTTGTTTCTCCAGATGATATTAGCAATTTCCAGAGAGCTTCCGCCTTCTGCTACTGTTGTAATAGAATGCTCAGGAAAGCCTCTTTCATTCTCTTCACCTGTATCATTCTCATACACGACCACCTCCTCAATATCTTGAACACCAAGGATGTCGGAATAGATAGCTTCAAGTGTATTGGATGCGCGGGATTCCTTGGACATCTTGAATCTTTCTCTAAGCTCAGCGTCTGTCTCTCCAAGACGTCCTAGGGAAGCCTTTACAGGGTTGTTAACCCCTGTCCAACCCTTTACAGGGACGGCAACCTTGTTAATCGTTCCGGGAGGCTGGTTGTATTCCCCGTCCTCTGTGGACACAGCCGTGGAAACCTTCTCAACGCTTCTAGCCACAAGATGGGGTGATAGCCTGAAATCAACAGACTTGAAGGCATCCTTTGTGCGAAACTGGGCAACCTTATCATCGTCTTCTAAGACATTAGAATTGAAGGTCGATGTACCATCAACAAGGGTTGACAGCTCCCTTGCAATATCAGCCTCTGTATCGCCCGCAGAAGCCGTGTAAGAGACTTTAGAGTCTCCGTAGTACAAGTAGTAGTCTAAACCTGCAACGGCGTCTACAGGCTCTATTTGGAGCCCTGTGATGCCCTCAAGACCAAAGTATACAGAATCCTTTTAGAGTATACCTCTGATTGGTGAAAGTGCTCGCCATTGCACTATCATCTGGAAGGAAGGTTTCGTAATCCGCTGTTAGAATAACGGGAGATGTTGTCGGCTTGGGCAAGAATCTTGTAAGACCTGCCAAAGCTGCCAACGCATCTAGAGAAACCCCTGTTGCTTTCTCTGGGGAGAAGCTGCTGTACACTTCCTCTGACGTTTCCCAAAGATCGGCAAGGGATGGGGTAACAACCCTCAATGCCCTTCCCAATACGCTGTTGGTATCTGTGGAGATGGATGATCCATATTGGGATACGGCTTCTTCCTCCATATCCTCTAGAATAGTCCTGAATCTTTTTAAGCTGAATCCTTTTGTACTCACGCCCGACATGGTTATCTCCTTAAAATTTATATGGTGAGTTCAACAGGGACAACCTCTTTTTTATTATCAGAGACGACTCTAAAACTCATTCTGTATTCGCGGGTTGTTTGATCAATGTTAGATGAGAAGGATTCCAGAGATACCACTCCTCTTGTGCTAAGGATCTTATTCTTAAAGATCATATCAATGCTTTCCTTGGCTCTCCTTTTACCGAGGATTGACTGGTAGTAAGGAACGCCTTCACTCTTATCTAAAAACCACTCCCCTTGGTATGTGAGAAGCTTGATGAGGAGCCTTTGCTTGAGGGATTCACTCTCGGTCTTGGTTAATCCAAAATCCCTCTCTTGGAATAACAATTCAATGTCGTGATTATCGTCTAATAGGATGTCCATTATTTTGGCCCTTCTGTTGTTCCGCTGCCAGATTTAATGCCACCGTGGACATGGTTTGCGAGAGATACTCCTGAAGCCTTGACATCGCTGCTTGAGGTGACATCGCCCGTGATATCCATAGACCCCGAGATAGACGCTGTAGAGCCTCCTGCCGCGCCGCTGCCAACAAGTCCAGACGTGTATGTAAACACCCCTTGCACAAGCATGTCTCCCGTCACCGTTGTGGTTGGGGAATCAATCGTCATGGACGATGAAGCGTTAATAGCGGCTGTTTCAGAATTCACAACAGAGTCTTTGCAATTAACCGTAACGGTCTTGGGAGAGTTAATAGTAATGTCACCGGAAGACCCCAACCTGACCTCACACTCGCTACCTGATCCAATGTTGGTAGACATCACGGTATCATCTACAGAGTGCTCTAGCGAGCGCTTAGAGGGGTTGTTGACGGCTGCATCAAAGGTGTACAGTCCGGGGATTGCCATCGCATCCTGTTTACTATACTTTCCGAGATTTAGAGGCCTGTGGCTATCCCCAGCTCCTAGTTTAAACCTTTCAATGCTTCTTTGGGAGAATACACACAACACTGTATCCCCTTCTGAGACAGGGAATGAAAACTGCGCAGTACTCGAACCGGGGAACATCAGAGGGACACCTAAGATTGCTGCGTGAGGTCTCAAGCTTCCATCAGGTTTTACAACATCTACAACAGGCCGTACATCAACACGCTGGGTTGCTAGGTTAATACCTCCAACAACTCTACAAGGGATGGCTGTGAACATCCTGTTGACATGGTTATTTATGTACTGTCTTAAAAGACCTTCCATCCCTGAATCTTGCATTTGTAATACCTCTCCTAAATGTTATAAATTAACCCCCTCAAACCTCTCAAACCTCCCTTGCATTGATCTTGGAACAGGTGCAATTTATATTCCACTCTCCTCCTCTCCAATCACCAGCATAATCTACATTGTCCACCCTGTATATTCCTGTGACTATTGAGCTTTTCAATGACACTGCCATGCCCGGCTTTATCGAGGGATTCAAGAGGGCTTTTGAATTTGACGCCATCAAACCTCTCAGGGTCTTCTTTCTGCATCTCTCCCTTGTCTGCAACAAAGCTGGGAGTTCCTATAAGCCCTGTTTCAGCGGTGATAACAAACGCTCTTTGGACTGAGTTGGGGGATTGGAACTTATCAAAATCACTCACGAAGATTTTGTGATCGTCAATCTGATAATAGAAATCATAAGCGTGTGCTAGGTCTGATATGATGGACTTCACAGTCCCTTCTGCTGTATACCCAAACGCCATTACCTCAGAAAGCCTCTCACTATTGAATGACGCCTTCTCAATAGTGCTCGTCTCTTCTATAAGATACTCTATAACATCACGGGGCGTTGATCCTGACGGGAATGTTTTTGAGATATCGGACTTGTAAATAATTCCTTCCCCCGGAATACATTCCAATGTTGTAATACGATCCAATCTCCCCGTCTTTCCATTGGTTTTCACCTCTTTGATGATCCCCCTGAAAAGGGTCTTGTTAACACCATCCCAACCTACATTCAAGATGACGGCGCTCTCTGGCTTTTGGAGGTAGTTAACAGAATCTTCTGACAGGTTGTAAAGGTTTATCTCACATGTATTAGAAGACTTCTTGTTATTCACACTCTTCTTAATCCGAAATGATATCTGGAGCCCTGTGCCTTCCTTTTCATTTCCCTCTATCCTAAGACCTTTTCCAGAGCCGACCTCCCCAATTATAAGCTCGTAAGTCCTGTTAAACTGAAGAACGTTCATAGGTTGGCCTTTTTATCATATGGAAAAAACATAAGATAATGTGTCTCGTATATATGTCTGTTGTCAGGAACTTCCAAACCGATATGTCCAGATGTCTCAATAGGCAATAAGTAGAAGTCCCCTCCTAATGATGGAAGGGCATACTGATCCACCAATCCGTACAAAGGTACGAGAGGTGTTGAAAGCAGTATAGGATTCTCTTCAGCATCCAAAATGTCCATGAAGTATTTATCCGACCTACTATTATACCTAAACCTCAGTGTACGAGTTTCCTGCTTGATCCCTATTGTATAGCTGTAGAACGCGTTGTCATACAGAGGGCAATTTATTACTTCCATGTTCAATCCCCCAGAGTAG